TTTCTAGGCTCACTGACACGCCATTAGACAGATGGGACGCCGCATATGCCTTGCCGACCGAACCAGCCGTTGTGCAGGTTCATACGGTCACTATTAGCGATGCGGTTCAGCAATACGCAATCTTTGAGCGTTACATATATATAAACGCAGATGCTGATGATGTCGTGGTTCTTAACTACATGTTTCGTGTAGCCACACAATACTGGCCTCCATCATTTACCATGTGGGTAATTTACCGATTGGCTTCTGTTCTTAGCTTATCTGTCACTCGTAAGGCTGATGTTGCTGAGTCATATCGTGTTCTTGCTGAACAGCAGTTCCGCAGAGCAAAGGCCAGAGATTCACAACAGGCCACAACAACAGGCATTCGCTTGAACAGATTCACAAATGTGAGACGTGGTGCATTTATTTTGACAGATGGGAACACAACATAATGAGTAATAGTCTGAGTAAAGAAGCAAAAGCGGTTTTGGCTGGTGTGGGATTAACCGCTACTGGTGCAACCTTTGCTGCTGGCAAAATTGCAAGCATTAAGAAAAAGGGTTTAAGAGGACCTACCGCAAAAACTTCTGAAAAGGTTATGCTTCGTAGCGTAAGAAGTTTACCAGAACTTGTATCTGAAAAAAAAGCTAATGCTTTTTCAAGAACATACAGTCACCATACACAACGTCATGGCATGAGTAAAAAATTGGCTAGAGTTGGTCAAAAAGCGGCAAACGAATCTGATTTTTTAAGAGCCTTTAAAAGAGGTATGGGAAAAGGTTTGAGAGCATCATCTCCATTTGCTTTAGCGGCTACTGTAATGTCCCCCACAAAGCTTGGCGACGCAACTATGGACGGTAAAAAATACAAATACGATATTCCTAAACTGCCTAAATTAAAAAGATAGGCTAGTGGATGGCACTACTTCGTCAATTTTACACAAACTTCACATCAGGAGAGCTGTCACCATTACTCAGTTCACGAATTGATGCTCAAGCTTACAAAAACGGTGCTGACAAGCTTCGTAATGTACGTTTAAGAGCGCAAGGTGGTATCACAAGGCGACCAGGATTTAGGTATCTACAAACACTATCCAATATTGCATACCAATCAGAGCCATACATCTATGACGAAGATGAAGCTTACTTGCTTTTGTTTAGCAATCAGCGTCTTGATATTGTTGATGCCAGCGATCCTACAAACGTATTACAATCAATAACCAGTTGTCCTTGGCTTACTGCTCACATTGGAGAGCTTGTTATCGCTCAATCTGGCGATACCATGATTATTGTAAATCCCAATATAGCAATTAAGAAGTTGACCCGAACTAGCGCAACAAACTTTGCACTAGCTGATTATGACTTTGATGTAAGCGGAGGTATGTCGTTTCAGCCGTATCATAAGTTTGCGGCATCATCGATCACTATTACGCCTAGCGGAACATCAGGCTCAGGAATCACGCTGACAGCCTCTAGCGATGCTTTTGTGTCTGGACATAACGGAGAGTATTTAAGGCTAGTGGACAGCGCAGGAACAGTCCGTCACGCCCTGATTACAGGCTTCACAAGTGCTACTGTTGTAACTGCAACGCTATCTGGTGCAATTGCCAATACTGATGCAATAGATCTTTGGTCTGAACCAGTGTTTAGTTCTGTTAGAGGTTTCCCAAGAACAGTTACATTTCACGATCAGCGTCTGATCTTTGGTGGTAGCCGTGATTTGCCAAACTTCCTGTTTATGTCAAAGACAGGAGAGTTCTTTAACTTTGATGTTGGTACTGGTCTTGATGATGAATCTATCCAAGTACAAATAGCTGAAAACCAGATTTCAGAAATAAAGGCACTATCGTCATTTAGACATTTATCAATATTTACATCTGAGCAAGAACTATACGTTCCTACATCTGAGAACAGACCGCTAACACCATCTACAATTACTGTTAAACGTCAGACATCATTTGGTAGCTCTACGGTACAGCCGAAGGACTTTGACGGAGCTACTCTGTTTCTTACAAAGTCAAAGGGTGCTGTAAGAGAATTTATCTATTCTGATCTTTCTCAAGGTTACAACTCTGATGCGATAACGCTTTTGTCACAGCATTTAATTGGCACACCTGTTGATATGGAGACACAGGCTGAGTCACCTGACCAGATAGAAAGTTATACGTATCTGGTAAACAGTGACGGTCATATGCCTGTATTTATGTCTATCAGAAAAGAGTCATTGAATGGGTGGACTCTTTATACAACATCTGGCTCATACAAAAACATATCTGAAGTAAATCGTAAGATGTATGTGATTGTTGAACGTACAATTAATAGTGCGACTGTTACATCATTAGAGCTGATGGATAACTCTTTCCATACAGATATGTCGGTTCAGTTATCAGGCAGTTCATCAACCACATGGCAAGCGGCACATCTTCCAAGCACAAGCGTTGTTGTTAAATCAGGCAACTATTCTCTTGGCACATTTACTACAAGTTCTAACGGTACAGTAACTCTTGCTAACGCTGTAACCTCTGTTGAAATTGGCTTGCCTTACACACCAGAAGTAACAACTTTACCGCCAGAGTTCCAACTTCAAGAAGGCGGTATATCTGTTGGTCAGAAACGCAGGATTGTTCGTGCTGTTCTGGATCTTTTTTCAACACTCGATGTGAAAGCCAAAGGTACGAAAATTCTGATAAGAAATGTAACAGATGATTTTTCTACCGAGCCTACGGCTGTAACGGCAAGAAAAGAAGTCTATCTGCTTGGTTGGTCTAATGAAGGTAGCGTTACAATTACACAGGATGAGCCGCTACCATTCTCTCTTAACGGAATATTGCTAGAGGTCGAAGTATAATGGGACAGACAGCCGCACTGGTAATGGATTACAAGTCCATGCAAGCATCTAAGGCCGCCGCCGCATCAGAAGCACAACAAGCTTACGAGATGGGCGAAATGGCAGAAATCAGCACATCTCAGGATAATGTTGATAGAAGTCGTGCTTTGTATAACCAGCTTGCATCCATTGGTACTGCTGTATCTTCCCAAGGCTTAACTGGTGCTGGTGCAAGCACTGGTAACTTTAAAAGAACTGAGAAAAAGTTTGCCTCTGAGGACATAGCATCACGTAAAATTATGGGTAACGCTGAAAGACGAAAATACAAGCTCTCAGGCTTTAATGCAAAGATGGGTGGTAAGGCTGCCAAGTATGACTTTGCCGCAAGAAGTGCTGGTAGGTTTGGCGGTGATGGAATTACTAAAGAAAAACCGTTTGGAATTTAAATGGCTTATAATCCTACAAGAAAAAGATCTGTTGGTGTAAGACCTGTTGGCTCCGTCTCTATGGATGGGTTACGTCAGATAGGTGCATCGTTCGAGAATTTAGGTAAAGCGGCTGTTGGTATATCCGACACCATTGAAAAATCACAGCTAGAAGAAGCCTTGCTCGATGGAGCATCAAGAGGTGCTTCTCATGGCGTTTCTTATGAAACAACTGAGAATGGTGAAAAGGTTTTAAAACCATTTGTTTCAGGAAGCATAGATGATCTTATTGGTAACTTACGTCCATCTAGTGCTAGGGCGGTAAGAGAAGCTTACGATAAAGCCGCAAAATCTACATATCTGTCTGCTTTGACTATGGATGCTCAACAGCAAGCACAAAACGCATTTCTTAAAAACGAATTTAGTCCAGACAAGATTCTTGAAACACAAAATAAATATATAGAAAACCTAAGAGACAAATCAGATAACGATGATGTTATTAATATGGCTATGCCAAATATATTGGCACATTGGACTGGTGCTAGAAACAAGGCACTATTCTCTGTAAGAAAACAAGCTACAGCACAAGCTACTGCTGTTCATGATGCAAGACTGCAATCTATAGCTAATCAACATTCGGCTATTGTTAGTTCAGGTGCTGATTTCTCTTTGCAGAATCAAGCTATAAAAGCCTTAGATGCAGAGAGAACAAGTATCTATGAAAGTCTTGGTGTATTAAGTGGCGTAGATGAAAAAGGTATTGAACTACTTAATATAGGCCATAACACCGTTGTTCAATCTACAGTTACAAAAACAGAAGTTAGCCGCTTGTTTCGTGAAAAAGGTGCTGAAGAAACAATAAGCATGATTATGGATCTGCAAAAAACCATTGCTACAAATGATAATGTAAATGGTAATGAGATCATTAAAGCTGCAGAAGAACAGCTACGTGCAGAGCAGTCATTGCTTGCACAACAGACTTTAGACAAAAACAAGACTATAAAAGATTTAGCAGATCTTGTTGGTTACAAAATATTTTTAGGTGAAATAAAAACTCAACAACAAATATATGATGCTGGTATTAAGCCTGGATCGGCAGAAGCTCTTACAGCTCTCTACCGATTAGAAAACAGAAAGCAAACAGATGCAAATGTAAGAAATACTGCCAAATCAATAAAAGATAAAAAAGATGCTGAAGAATTTAATACAAATCTTCTTTATTTTGAATATCCAGAAACTATTCCAGCGGATTTCAATGGTTCTAAGGCAACTATCTATTACGATATGGTAGATGGGTTTAGGTCAGGTAAATATAAAGCGGCTCAATTATCAAGATTTATCACTACTCAAAAAGCTTTAATGCAGAAAGAATTAAAATCAGCAAATAAAAACAAAATGATAAATATACAGATGAATATGAGTCCTAGTTCTGGGTATCTTACACCACCTTCTGTTTTTGACAATCTTACAACACAGTTATTGTCAGAGGGAATTGTTGGAAATGGAGACGGTAATGCAATAACACTTACCGCATGGGAAGGTAAATTATCAGCTTACAGAACAGGCTTTGATAAAGCGCAAAAAGATAGAATAATATTAAAAGGCATCAACGATAAAATAGATCAGGGTATTCCCCTAGATAATACAGATGCTAAACATGCTCAAGAATTAGGTCTAATTCCTACGAGATTACCTAATGGTAAGGATTTAAATATATATGACCAAAACCCCACCACTGCTGATCTTAGTAGTGATGGTAGGCAGAGTATGGATATTGCTGTAGCTTTTTCAGTCTCAAGTGGAATGCTTCATCCACAATTAAAACCTATAATGGCTGGTGCTAAATGGCTTAATGATGAAAAAGATTTTCAAAGAGCATTGTCTGTTCATAACCAGATAGCTAATTCCCTAATGATGCAAGGTATGTCTGAGGGACATATTGAAATGTTTTTTGAAAATGCTGGTGTTGATATTAGTTTGCTCAACTCTGATACAAGATACTATTCAATGGATCAGATACGATTTATGCAAACAGATACTAGCAAAGGCGCATCAAGAAAAATCTCAGAAATATTCCCTAGCAGAGGTGATGAAAACGAAATTAGAGAATTTTATTTTAATGAAGCTATGCAAGGTGATTTTGTAAAAAATTTAATAAATGATTTTTCAGCTCTTTATGAAAGCCCATCATTAAGTGTAGCTCAAACTGCAAATATGACTTTTGAAATGAGGCCAGAACATATCAAAATGATTGAAATGCTAGAGTCAAATGGACTTAGTGTTGAAGATGCACTCTTGAATGATCCACGTTTATCAAAAATGATTTTTGAAGGTGCTGAAATTGACCTATCAAGAGGTAGATTCGCTTCTAATGATAAAGGTTATAAACTAGCTATAAGAAATAATGTTACACGTCTTATGTCTATAATGGGTTTGGAAGAAAATGATGATGGTGATGTAGAATTTGTATTTCATCCAGTGTTAAGAGAAGCGCAAAAAAGTGCATCTGAGTTTCCTAATGTTACCCCTACACAAGAAGACATAAATCAAAACATTACTGATGTTTTAAGAGCTACCCCAATGGCTACATCAAAAGGTGGTATTGTTCAAAAAACTATTATGGAAGCTATGGAGAATGGTGAGTACAAACTTGTGCCTAATACTATCTACGGCAAAGACATTACTTACTCGGTTTATACACAAACTGAAGATGGTGAAAACGTACTGTTACTTCCAAGTTATAGATATGATTTTAAAAAGTCTGCTCAATATAAAGCGTGGAATGACGCTATTAATGAGATTGAAAACAACTCTCTTAAAAAGATGATGATAACTCTGCCTTTGTTAAACGACACTGTTATGACAGCAACTTATAATGCGGTTAATAATTATAACAGATCAGAGGAAACTTTTGCCGAATTGAAAAAGGCGTATAACAGGGCTGGCTATGCAATATTTGGCTTTAATAATTTTAATGAATTG